AGAGTCCAGGCAACCTCATTGTCATGCTGAAACTCAGCCCAGGAGAGGGGCTGAGGGCGGACGGTCCAAGTACTAATCTTCTTCATGGGAACATCTCGGTTTTTAATCAAGCTAGCGAGACGGTTACGCACGGAGCCTGGGACGGCCCCCATCTTACCCGAGGATGGGTGTCCCAGCCCCCCAAGCTCGACCGGCAGCTGCGGCCACCGGCCAAGGCGTCGCGCACGGGCACGACTGTCTCGCCAGAGGACACGACAAGCTCTATCCATGCGTTTCCACAGGAAAGAGTCGAAGTGTTTCGTGTCGAATGTTCCATCACCGTCCTTCGCGAGCGACTTAAGCGGTACCGGTTCAAAGCAACGTTGATCCCTGAACTCTCTGAGAACGTACAGTTCACAGAAGAGGAGCCCTCTGTGCCCGATAAAGGTCTTCCGCTTATGAAGCCCGCTCCCTACCGCCTCCACCCTGAGACGGTAAGTATCCACCGATTCGGGTGTGCACGCCGCGGCTACGTCATCTCCGCAGATGATGGCGCCCGAGCCCATGGGCTTTGCACACCAACCGTTCAAGAGGCTAAGAATAGTAAAGGAGCACGGAGTGCCCATCAAGATACCGCGGACAAGCGGCACCCTGACCCTTTCAGCCTTACCATCCGCCCCAAGAACAGTCTCGAATCGCCGGACAACCTGCACCCTCTTGGCAGGTGGCAAATCGGAGAGTTTGTACTCTACAAGATGCGGCCGTTGGCCGACGCCCAGCGTTTCGGCCATACAACTTACCGTGTGGGGGTCCAATCCCGCACGCCGCAGTCCGTTGAGTACGGACCGCACCGCATCATGCGCAAACCCATCCGTTGCCTTTGTGAGGTCTGCGGAAACGTAGACCTCACCCTTACCAAGACCTATCCTAGCCGCGGCGGCCTTTGCAGGCTCATCGCCTGCGAACAGGCGAGGATCAGCTCGCTTAACACCGGGCCAGGTCCTCTGACGACAGACGTCGCCAGCGGCAAAGAGGGAAGCAGGAGGGACAGTGATTACCCTACACTTATCTCCCTGTTCACCAATCGGGGTGGCACGGTGTACAAACTGCACACCGTCCTTTGCGTCTCGAACAAACTTCTCCACCATTCGCACCGCCGGCAGTGCGAGAGAAGCTTGCAAATACTGATCGAGTTCGCAACCCCTATCGGTAGAATCAGCCAGTCGCCAGAGTGCCCTAGTAAGGTTACCAAGCGGTGCACGGTCAAGCGGTGGGCAGACCCCGAGGAACTCAGGGTCCCCGCCACACTGGTAAATGTGGCCGCTATAACCGCCGTTGGCCTTGCTGCGCTCGCCGACTGCGTGATTGGAGATAGGTGGGGTTACATGAAGAAGTTTCTCATGGAACTGGTCCTTAACCAACCGATAGACGTACTGCTCAATCTGGCTGCATATGCCGGGTGCAACCGTACGCCTGTCAAGGATCAGATCAAGGTGCGACGCCATAGAGTTCTGAATTTCCGCAAGACCTGGCTTTGGCAAGGCCCTAGCACACCTGGTAAAGGCCAGGGCGCTAAGACAATCTTTATCAGCCTTGCGACGGAGCCACTTCTGAACTCTAACGGGAACACCGGGGACAAACTCGGGCCGCACGTCAGACAAGACATATCCTCTGACCGATACCGCCAGGTCCTTTATCCTGGTACAGGTATTATGCGCCCCATCGCGGCGGATAGACCGCGCGAGCCAATCCCGTGTTCTCCAAGCGCCGTACTCATGAGAAATACCAAAGGAAACAAAACCAAGCCAGAGAGCTTGCCAAATTACGCAGTTCACGCATGGCTTGCGCCTGCGCTTACTGCGAATAGCTTTCTGGCTTTTACGATGCCTACGATCGCTGGGACGACTGTTGCCGCCGGGCTTCCTATGGAA